ATATGGTCAGAAAGGCAAAAGAGGAAATCATAACAACTCTGGACTATCTATATCCAAATACATATGAGTATATGGACAAGGTAACATGGATAGACACTCTTGAACGGAGAATAGAAGAGGAAATCATAAAGACACATGAGCCGGAGGTGCCAAAGGAAGATGAACAGCTGTGGGCATATGAGCCTTACACAGACCTGTACATATATTACATGGAAGCACAGATAGATAAGGATAATAACGAATTTGATAAGTACAACAACCATATGGCACTTTTTAATAACGCATATGCAGAGTTCGAAGCACATTACAACAGAAATAACATGCCGATAAGTCACGGCAATTACAAATTGTTTTAACAGGAGGAAATATGAGATTACCGGAATTGCAGGGCATTCAGACAATGGTAAGTGATTTGAATGTATTTAATGGAATTAATGACAATGTGTATATACCGGAAGGTAGTTTTAAGGATATGAAAAATATGTCATCAGACTATTATCCGGCATTAGGACAAAGAAAAAACAGGGAAAAGTACGTCATATCAGGAAATATGAATGGGGCAATTACAGTGAATGATGTGCTTTATTCATGTATCGGAACAAAAATGTATAAGGATGGAAGTGTAATACAGTCAGTAACACTGGAAGACAGCAAAAAGCAGATGATAGGTTATGGTTCTTACATAATTATTATGCCTGACAAGGTCATGTATAACACGACAGATGGAAAACTTACAAAAATGACATATACAAGAAAGTTGGGAAAGAAAACATCAGCCAATACAATGCCATATCTTTATTTGTCGGACAAAGACGGAAATCCATATGCAGTAATGCCGGCAACGGCAGATAATGCCCCGACAAGCAAGACACAGGGGGATAAGACAATCAAAGACTTTCAAAACAGTCTTACAAAGGGAAAGGACATTCCGGTTTTTGTTCAGAATAAAAATGTGAAGGTGCTTTGGGGAACACCATCTATTCTTAAACAGTATGTAAGTGATGCAGGAAGTGAGAGTCTTGGACTTATCGCAACAAATTCTAATCAGGACCTTTCAATAAAATACTGGGATGCAAATAATTCAATGTGGAGCAGTCCGACACTGTATGTTACATGGTGGTTCAGAACTACTGCAGAAACGGCAACGGAGATAGGACACGCCATTAAAAGTGGTGACTATATAAGCCTTAAATTGACGGATACAGATGGAAATGATATGGCGGAAAGCTCAAATCCGGATTACCTGTACAAAATATGGAAGTTTTTTAACAGTTATGCAAAGGTTGAGAAGGTTCTTAAGTATGACACTGAGGTGGGACTGGTGTTTGCAAATACAGGAATTGATTTCCTGAAGTATTATGCAAAGGTTTACAAAGATAACATAAGCAAAGGAACACTTGTAACAAATGCCACAACCACAAAGGATAAGGACCCGGGAATAATAACTGTGACCAATGAACTGTTAAGGGCTGATTTCCCAATAGCGGGGACATTCCCAAATCTTGAAATTAAAAAAGAAATGCCTGATATGAAATACATCACAGTATCGGAAAACAGGTTATGGGGATGTTCAAACGATAAGCATGAAATATATGCGTGCAGACAGGGAGATCCAACTAACTGGTATGCCTATGCAGGCTTATCAAATGACGCCTATGCAGTGACCATAGGCAGTGACGGTGACTTTACCGGAAGCTGTACATACAAGGGAATGCCATACTTTTTCAAGGAAAAACTGATTATATGTATGTATGGAAGCCGTCCAAGTAATTATCAGTTAAGTGAAATATATTATCCGGGAATTGAAAAAGGCAGCAGTGACAGCATATTTTTTCTAGGTGGTGTAATGTATTTTAAATCAAGACAGGGAATTGTCAAATTTGATGGAAGCAGTACACAGCTAATATCTGAAGAACTTGGAAAGAAAGAATTTAAGAATGCAATAGCCTGTGCAGGTGATGAGAAGTATTTTGTGGCAATGGAAGAAAACGGCATAAACACACTATTTGTGTATGACAGTAAAAAACAGTTGTGGCATAAGGAAGATGACTTGCACCCGGATTTCTTCTTTAAAGTGGGAACATCAGTATTTGCCGTACAGCGTGGGGAAGAATCGGTTATTTACAGAATAGATGGAAGTGACAGCCTGAATATTAGGTACAAGAGTAAAGGAATGGAAATTCCGGAAACTGAAAGGGTTGATAACATGACCGTGTATAACAGTGGAGTTGAATGGTATGCACAGACTGGATTTATCGAAAGCGGAAACGTAGGAAGTAAGTACATACAACGCATCGGATTAAGGTACGAAATGGAAGACAATGCAGAGATATGTGTAAAGGTCAGATATGACAATGAAGAACAGTGGCAGGAAATATACAACCATAGGGGAAGAAAGAATGAAGGAGCAGTGAGCATAGGATTCAGACCAAGACGTTGTGAAAAATTTGCATTACGTTTTGAAGGTTCGGGAAAGTGTCTGATACATGACATCAGAAGAATAACATACGAAGGGAGTGACATGAACAATGGCAACTTTTAAATTGCCGGCACCACCGGCACTGACAGGAAACACGGAGCAGGACGTAGTTACCCAGAATGCATACTTAAATGATATGTATTCTCAAATGCGCTATGCATTTTCTTCAATAGATGAAGAAAACTTAAGCGAGGGAATGTTAAATAAGTTGGGAATAAAGGAGGATAAATAAATGGCCAATTTTTTAAAAAACAAGTATATGTCAGGAGCAACAACATCAAATCAGTCACAAAGCAGTTTCAGCCAGTCACAGAGTACACAGACACAGAACGGAAAGAGCTGGAATACCAGCAGTGTGTCCTCAAATACACAAAAGGCATTGAAAAGAGCCGAGAAACCATTCAGCAGTAGGTATACCAACCTGCTAAAAGGAACGGTAAACTCGATTAACAACAGAAAACCTTTTGAATATGACTTAAATGAGGATGCGTTGTACAAGCAGTACGCAGAACAGTATAAAAATCTTGGTAACCAGGCAATGCAGGATACCATGGCAAATGCGGCAACACTTACAGGGGGATATGGAAGCAGCTATGCAACCACTGCCGGACAGCAGGCATTTAATTCTTATATGGAACAGCTGAATGACATAGTTCCTAACCTGTATGCACAGGCAAGAAGTAATTATGACAGTGATACAAGCAGACTGTATGATCAGGCAAATTTATACGCAGGACTTGAAAGTAACGACTATTCAAAGTGGTCTGATAATAGAAGTTATTACCAGAATAAGTATAACAATGAGTGGAGTCAGAATGCCGTGTCTCATTCAACGCAGACAAACACAACAACACAGACGGACAGAAGCAGCAGTAACAGTAGTAGTACACAGAACACATACGTAAATCCGAAATATGCAGGTGGTAGTGGAAGTGGTGGTTCAGGAAGCACATCAAACAGTCTGGTGCTTCCTACATATGAGGAAAGAGTTGATGCAGCACATTCATATAACAAGGCAAAGTCACTTATGGACTTCCTTGGACTGTCAGGTTCCGTATCGACATTCAAGGAATGGAAACAGAATAATAAAGGTTCCTATACAGATTATCAGAACTATCTGTCCAATACCCTCAGCGGAATAATTGATACGGCATATACGCAGAAAGACAGAAAAAAGGCAAAAAATAAGAAATAAGAATCGGAGGACAAATAAATGGCAAACAGAGTAACCGCACAGCAGTGGAATCAGACAAAAAAGAGAACGGCAAATGCAATGGCAAATCAGTTCTTTGCTGACGTAAATATGGGAACACAGGGAATAAGTGACCTGCTTAATCAGCAGAACAGTGCAGACAAGCTGAAAAAATTAACCATGAAGAAAAATGAAGTAAACAGTCTGTTGAGAAGAGCAGAGGATATGAGACAGCAGTACGCAGGCAATAAATCAATGTTAGGCAGTGTTGACAGTGCAACAACACTGCTTAAAAACATTAGTACAAGTATTGATAATGTAATGCCACAGACACACAAACTTGGTTTTGGAAACAGTGGAAGTGATGATGTGTCAAAGGTACTTAACAGTGAAAATGTGGGCAGAATTGTAGCAGAAAACGAACAGAATTTTAATCTGGATATGTACAAAAGGAATAAGGGATTGTCATTTGATGAAATAAGTCAGAAACAGCATGACAATGCTATGAGTATGAACGATGAAAACAGGGCAAAACTCAATCAGGAGAACCAGTGGCTTGATGCATACAAGGAAAGTATGGCATCTGATGATGATTACAGAAAAACCGTTGAAGATGCAAATAAAAAAATCGCGTCATTAAAAAAAGAAGCGGAAGAAGATATATATATCCCATCAGAGAGGGATTCCGATGTCATAAAGAATAGCCATAAAGCACGCAAAGAACAGCGAGAGAAGCAGATTTCTTACTATCAGGATATTGTTGACAAATATTCAGATTACGCAAAGTACGGGAAGTCAAACATTGACAGCTGGAAAAAAGAAGTGGAAGGGATGTCATATGGTGAGAAGAAAGACTATGCATCAAATACTGATGATAAGAATAAAGCTGAATATCTGACGGATTATGCCAATAACACCGTTGAGACCTACGAGGACTATCAGCAGAAATATGATGAAATTGAAGCGAAAAAAAACGACCTGAAACAGAAAAATATGGTCGGAACAACCTACTGGGAAGAACTGTTAAAGGAATGGGAACCGTATGAGGACGGATATCTTCTTACAAAACAGGAACATAATTTCAAACAGCTTCCTGAAGAAGAACAGCAGGAAATGATTGACACTTTCAGAAAGCAGTATAACACGGAAAGTCCGGTAAAAAATTTTAATCCTTATAATAGACAGTCCGTGGAAGATATGCAGCAGTATGGAAAGGATATTGATTTAGGATACGCTGACAGAAAAAAAGAAGAACTGATGGAAAAATATAATTACACTCCGGAGGAAGCTGACAGTATTATTGCATATGCAAGGCGTGTAATAAATCAGGAAAATGCCGATAGGGAAATATCGGAAGCGGGACAGTACGGACAGGAACATCCCGTGATTGGAACACTGGACTCCATTCCTAAAAATATAGGCTCCGGTCTCGGTGCGGTATCAAACATATGGAATATTCTTGAACGCGGATTCTCCGGTTCAGAAACTCCCATTGATTACAATTCCCCACTTAACAGAATCAGCCAGAATGTAAATGCGCAGCGCGAAGGCGTGAAAGAGAACATAAAAAGTGATTTGGGGAAATTTATATACGATACGGCTGTAAGTACCGCAGACAGTGCCGCCACACTTCCAATAAATTATTTTGTTCCCGGTGCAACAATGGTAATACTGGGTTCATCTGCAGCACAGCAGCAGATGCTTGAAAATCATCAGAAGGGAATGAGTGACAATGATGCCATAACAGGCGGTATTGCAGCCGGAATATTTGAGGGACTGTTTGAACAGTTATCCCTTGACAAAATCGTAAAGACGGCAGGAGGAACAAAGAGCATAAAAGACTTCCTGAAAAATACAGCTGTAAGCATGGGAATAGAGGGAAGTGAGGAAGCCTTTACTGAAATTGCAAACATTACCTATGACACACTGGCAGACGGGGAATATTCGGATTACAACGCATCCGTATCTGCTTACAAAAGTCAGGGATATACAGAAAATGAAGCAGAGAAAATGGCAAGGAAAGACCTGGCAATGAGAGTGGCACAGAGTGCAGCCGGCGGAATGTTGGGAGGTGCTCTTATGGGTGCACCAATCGGCGGCTTTAATTATGCTGCAAATTCTTCCTACAGAAAGATGGCGAAGTATGGAAGTAACATTACATCCGGAAATTCAGTATCACAGCTTCAGGCTTTCATCAGAAAGAATTACAGCAAAAATCAGGAATTATATAAACAGATGGAGAATACTGATTTTACGGATGATGCCTATGTGGGACATCTTGCTGTATCTGCCATTCTGTCAGAAAGGCAGAGGGCGAAGCAGAGTTACAATGACGCAGTTATTCCGGCAGTTTCCCGGAGATTGGAAGAACTGGGGGTGAAACCGGAAGACAGTGAGATTGTTGCCTATGAAGTTGTATACAGGACTTCTGATAGAAGCGGAAATATTGTATCGGAGACAGGAAAGAAGTACGGGGATATTATTACCCGGGTTTCAGATGAATTATCGGGTACAAAAGACGGAAAGATGCAGCAGTGGGTAAAGGATATTGATTTCAGCTGGTTCGAAAAGCATAATCAGAATGCCGAAATGCTGGACAAACTGACGCAGGGAGAGAGTTTTGCAAAAAAGGCAGATAAATCAACAAATGAAAAAATAAAAGAGGAAATAAGCAAAAAAGAACAAAAGGGATATGTAACAGGTGGACGTGCACATCTGTTATCTGATAAGGACGTTACCTTTGACATTACAGCACTTGCCGTAAGAGATACAGACGGTAAGACAGTAGCAGCAGTTAAGACAGATGAAGGCAGGACGGAATTTTTTGACATGGATGACGTATCTGCAGGTAAAGATATTGTAGAACTTTATCTTCGTGGCCAGAAGTACAGCCCGGAACAGAGAAAGACATTTTTTATGACATATGATGCCGGGGGTGCCCTTACGTCCGTTGAATCTTTTGCCACGGCATTTGATGAAGCATACAGTCAGGGAACACAATCAGCAGGAATGGAATCGTTAATGCAGGATGAAGAAATGCAGTACAGCCTTACTCCGGAACAGATCAGAATGGCATATGATGCCGGGAAACTCGAATATGAGCAGAATGTTGTAAAGAAGCAACAGGCAAACCTGGTAAAGGGAAGAGGTCTGAATCATGGAACTGTCAGCTTTGATGGTGTGGATGAAAAGAAACTTAATAAGACGCAGAAAGCAGCAACAGAAATAGCAAAGATACTTACAAAAGCAGCAGGTGTTAATATTAAGTTTTTTGAAAGCAGAGTGGATGAGCGTGGAAACTATAAGGGGGAAAACGGAAGTTATGACTGGAGTACCAATACAATCCGTATCGATATTAATGCCGGAATGCGTTCACTGAATGAGGGAAATAATATAATGACGGTCACACTTGCCCATGAACTGACCCACTACATTGAAAGATTTTCCCCGGAGCAGTACGGACGTATTCAGGAATTTATATTTGATAAACTTTCCCAGAAGGAAAACGAGAACATAAACACCCTGATAAATCGTGAAATACAGAGACTTAAGGAAGAAGACGGCCAGAGGAAAGCAAAAGAAAAAACAGAAGAGGAATACCGGAAGATAGCAAAAAGTGAGATAGTTGCCCGTGGCTGTGAACTTATGCTCACGGATAAGGATGCGGTAAAGGAACTGGCAGTCAGAGACCGTGGCATCTTTGGAAAACTGAAATCAAAAATAGACAAAATGGTACAGTCCATAGAAGATGCCTGCAACGAACTTTGGGACAGGGAAGGAAATTATAAGCCCGGGACCGTATCAAGGGAAGCACGTCTTTTGGAAGAGTATGCCCATCAGATCCGGGTGCTGTGGAATGATGCGTTGAAAGAGGCAAATCAGGTCACAAAAATTGATTCAAACAGCAACGAAGAAATCGGGAAAATGATTCGGTATGATGTTGATAATAATCCATTCGTAGAAATCAGTGAGGACATTCTTGACGGAATACCAGAAGAACAGTGGAATAAAAAAGTCAAAAGCGTTTTGAAAAGCAGATTAAAAAATGGAGTAAAAATTGGAAATAATATCATATGGCAGAATGCAGCAGGCAGAAAAGAATTTGTTTATTCCAAATATGCCAAGAAAATATATTCCTCTGACAAGACTTTGTACATGGATAAAATGAGGATTGCAAACAATATAGACGAAATTATTACAGCATCAAGAAATTATATCAATTATGACCTAAAACATGCGAGAAAAGACGGACTAAAAGATTTCGCATGGGGAACAGTCAATATGCGAATTGGTAAGACAGATTACAGTGCAGATGTTATTGTTGGAAACAGTGGGACAAAACTGTATCTCTATGATGTGATAAATTTAAAGGAAACAAAAATAAAAGAAAGAAGAAGCAGCCACCAGCGGTATTTCCAAAATGGAAAGGTGCTAGAGATTGCTACTTCTTCCAACAATAGTATATCCCAAAATTCGGAAAATGACAACAATATTTTAAAGCAGGATAGAAATACAGATGTTATAAAGAAGGCTGCAAATAAACTGGGAGTGTCAGAAAGATTTTTAGAATCAAATCTTGAAGGACGAAGCAGGGAGAGTGCAGTTCAATATTTAAGGAATAACAATCAGGTTAAAAACAGCTTTATTTCAGAAAAGGGATTAGAAGTAACACCGGTACTTAAAGAGCCAACATCAAGCTATGGAATGAGTGATAACATAAAGGAATTTGTTCGTGACAACAATATTTCATACAAAACATTGTCAGAAAATTCCAGGTTAAGGGAAGAATATGCAAAACTGATAGAACATTCAAAAGATGGTTTAGGAAAGAAATTTCTTGAAAGAAGGGCACAAGATAAAGCTCAAGAGTTCATTGATGATATGGATGGAGCAATGTCCGGAGATACTGAAGCAAAAGAAAAAATTTCTAGAGAGATTGAACTGGCAAAGGGCAAGGCGAAGGCTTATGATGATGGAATGTCAATGGAGAGAGGCTGGAATGAATTAATCAAAAATCACAACAAGGAATTTGAAGAATTTATTTCATCCAATATTGCTCCAATGTATAACAATGCTGAAAGAAATAAAAAAGAGTTTGCCCAAAATGTAAAGGATAACGTAGAAAGTTATGTTGAAAAGGCAGAAAAACATTTTGGAACTACAAATGATTATTCATTGGCAGCATATATTGACATAAATGGAAAAATGTTAGACTTCTCAGATGGTGGAGCTATTAGAGGAACAGACCATAGAGGAATAGCAGAAGTATTGGACACACCTTCAGGTGTAAGTGGAACGGAAGCATTGACAGCATTTATGAATGCAGGAAACATTAGAATAATGGATACGGGAATAGACATTAGCGTAGAGCCAAATGAGAAACAGATTTCTGTATTAAGAGATTATATTGCATCAAGAAATGGAGAAATCTATGTCGATTTTAGTAAGGAAGATGGTTCACCGGCAGGAAGTGCCAGATATTCAAAGGGAACATCAGGCGGTAGAATATTAGCTGACATAAATAATTATTTTGAAGATGGGACAATACCAGAAAATACATATAATGCCATGTCAGACTTTTTATATCAGGACAGGAGAAATACAGATAGTGAAGGAAATACGCTTACAAAGCAGCAACAAGAATACTTTAAGGATAGTAAGGTACGAGATGAAGATGGTAATTTGCTGGTAGTGTATCATGGAACAGATGCAGACTTTACTGTATTTGATAGAGCAAAGGTCAGAAGTTCAATGGATATACAAGGTTCATTTTTCAGCCCGTGGGAACTGGATGCCGGTGGTTATGGTGGAAGCGTCAAGGCGTACTATTTGAATATTAAGAATCCGGCAAGCGAGTCTATGGGATATAAAGCCCTAAATAAATTCAAAGGGCAGAATTATGCCGGGATTAAAGCAAGAGAATATCTTGAGAGCTTGGGATATGATGGAGTAAATAATGGAAACGAAGAATACATTATATTTAATTCAAACCAGGTAAAACTCGTGACAAATGACAGCCCAACAGATAATAGTGATATTAGATATCAGGACAGAACATATTCCTACGATGAACTCGTAAAGAAACCAGATATAAAGGTTCCTGTTCTTAGCGCTATTAAAACATCACAATATAACAACAGAGCAGATATTCTTAACGCAGCAATGAATAATCTAAAAAATGATACAGAAGTTTTTATTAATGGCGAGATTGCTGTAATTTATAACAGTGATGATGATAAATATATTGAAGTATCAAAAAGAAGATTAAGACATGGTATAGCGAGAAGAGCAAATGAAGCATCAATATTTGTGACTTTAAACATAGGAGATGCCATAAAATATGGAATAAGAGTGAATGAAGCTACTGGTGAAAGAAATAATGCAGATGGAGCATTTGTATTATTAGGAAAATTAACAAACACGCAGGGAGAAGATTATTATTATAGGCTGATTATTAACACTACAAATGAGGGCGAATATGAAGTAAACAGATTGTATGCCGCAAAAGCAAAAAAGAAAGTGCTGGGCGGTAATGCCCCAACTCCCGCAGGCATAAAACCAGCTAAGTTGAACACTTTCTTTAAATTAAAAGTATCAGATTTCCTAAACGAAGTCAAGGATTACTATGTTGATTCACTATCAGAAGATGTAAACAATCATTTTGGTAGAGTCAGAGGAAAATCGGATATTGAAGGATTGTTATACCAGAACCGGAGGATATCCCCAAAGACCTACGATGAAGCACTGATAGATAACAGAGGGTACCAGAAGGCATTGGAACATCAGAAAGAAATCTTTAACATCACAAAAGGACATAAGCCAAGTGACCGTGGTATTGAGCGGCTGACATATAAGCTGATCAAGGAAACAAAAACAATACTTAGTAAGGATGAACTGAAAGGTGCCGTCAGGTCCGTGTTTGATAAGGCAGTTAAAGAAAAGCTGGATACGGAACAGGTAATTAAAGAATTAAAAAAGGTATCTTACAGAGCACTGAACGAAAAACGTCAGAATACCAAACGGACGGAATATTCACAGGGCATCCTTGATGAACTAAGGAATACCAGAATAAAACTTACGGAAGAACAGGCAGCAGGATTATTAAGTACCACAGGAAGCAGGTTCGGTGACTGGAGAAAGAGCATGATGGGAAAAGTCATCATAACAAATAATAATACTGGTACATTGCTGGAAACGAAATGGGAAGAGTTAAGCAGAACATATCCGGAAACATTTCATAAAGACACTGCTCCGGTGGAACAGCCGGCAGAACTGGAGAATATTATATTTAATCTTCAGAACGATTATGAAAATGACTGGGGATTTGATTTTGAAGATGCAGCAGAATACTGTGCGACAGAAGTACTGGCAGAATATTCAAGGCTTCCAGAAGTAAAGAACTCTGTCGCAGAAACGGACGTACTGGGTGAACTCCAAAACTCATATGATACGCAGCTGGGAAAAGTCCGGGTTGAGTATTATAAGAGGATAAAGGAATTCAGGAAAGGACAGATTAAAGGCATTCAGGAAGCAAGAAAACAGTGGCTTGAGGAAAGAAAGGACAGGGAGCGGCAGCTGAAAATAAGATACGAGAATCTGATGAACCAGCGGATTGCAAATATTAAGAACAGGGAAGATTCTGCGTGGATGACAAGAGATAAGGAAAAAATCCGGAATAATATCATCCGGAAGGTAAAACGTCTGAACACTCTTGTGGTAAGACCGACAAATCAGAAACACGCACCGCAGGGATTCTTAAAAAGGACGGCGGAGTTCTGTCAGCTGTTCATGGACAATACAAGCGTGTTCAGTCAGAGCGCACTGGATAATCTGAA